CCATTTCATCTATCTCATATAAATACTCATACTTACCGTCATCGGTTCTCATGTATCCATACTCTTCGTAAGTTTCGGGATCATCAATGGTTTTCCTTACGCAAATAACATCTGCATAAATTTCAATGCAACCAACCTTCCAATATAATTCTTCCCTATGAATCTCATCATCTCCCATTGGAATTTCAATAGGCTTTAAATCATTAAGGATTTCTTCTAACTCTTGATCTGTAAATAAATTTCTCATTTGTTTGTGATTAAAGGGGGAGTTACCCCCCATTGTTTTACCAAAAATGCGTTTGAATTGTTTGATCTATTCCCCACCCTTTTTCACAAGTTCCTAATATATTGTCAAACTTTGGGAGGTTTTTTATTTCCTCATCAGAATAATTTTTATAAAGTTTTTTAATTACCGCAGGTTCTTGAATACCAATTCTGAAGTTTCTGTTTCTGATTTTGTTTATTATTAATTTTTCTAACTTTCTCATTTTGTTTTGATTAATTATAATTCAAAGGTAACCCAATAAAGTTATAAAACAAAAACTTTACAATATTTATTTTTAATCATAATCTAAAGGGGGGTTGCCTCCCCTATCATATGTGGTGCACTTACAATAATGCTAGTTCTTTTTTACCAAAGAAATGTAACGAACATTAGACCATCTAGAATTTGGAGCAGTATCTATTATTGTGTTACCATTTCCATCTAATACAATTAAATGAGCAGATGTTCTTTGTGTTACTGATACGATAAACTTATCTTTTGATCCGTAACTGCTTTTTCTTAACTTTGTTTTTAAAGTTGTTAATGATATTCTTTTTGTAGTACATCCAAATTCACTTTTTCTGCTACACACAGAATACTCATTTCTTCTTAATACATTTTTGTATGCATATACATTTTTTTCACTTGATGTATAACGATAAGAATCAGAAGGAATACCAAAGTAGTTTAAACAAGTACTTACACATACTGTTTTTGATCCATTGTTATAGTATATGTGGTCATTGTTGGTGGTGTATTTGCTAGTTAAATTCATATCTTTTTCTGTTTCTTTGTTAATCTTAATTCAAAGATAACATAATAAACTTATAAAACAAAAATTTTATAATAAATATTTAACTAATTGTGTATTTACCAAAGTTTTCTCCCCTTCCTAGGCTTTCCATTTCGTGATATCGAACCGCATCAACTGCGTGATTGAATGAATCCGTAGGTTTATTTAACTGCTTTCCTGTGCGGTCTTTATCCCAACAGTATGCCCTTAGTTCTTTTATTAAATTGCTGCTCTTAGAAGTCACTAGATAGCTTTGTGATTGCATTATCTGAATACCAAAGTTAATTGAATCTGCTCCCTTTCTTACTCCCTTAATTACTTGTCCTGTTCTTCTTATCTCTTCTATGCTTTTAGGTTCTGAACTATCCGCATAAGCAATGACAGTCTTTTGTAGTTTTTTTGCTATGTCAGTATTAACTAAACCTGTCTCATAACAAATCTCGTTTAGAATCCTTTCACCGTTATAATTGTAAACCTCAATAATAGAACTTGGATCAACCGAGTATCCGAAGTCAATACCGTAACCTAATAATCTAGCTTCAGCAGGTATCTTATCAATTACTTTCCAATTACTAAACACAACCCCCTCAAGCATTCCAACTAATCCTTCCCCGTATACCCTCCACCAATTCTCCCAATAGGAACTAGTGTTAGCTTTGAGTTTATTCTTTTCTATTTCCTTTACAATCCTTTCATCAAGTGCTTCGTTATCTCTGTAGGTAAGAATAAGAAAGTCACTATCTCCTTCATCTTTTAATTCAGTATGAACCCAAAACTCATTAGCAGGGTTAAAGTCTAAGTAAATTTCTTTTTTGGTTCTTATAGAAAGTTCGTTATAGGAATTAAAATCAACGTTGTTGCATTCGTTAATATAAAGAATGTCTCTTCTTGCTCCTCTTAACTTAGATGAATCATCAGCACTAAAAAATTCAATATAACTGCCATTGGCGAACTCGTATCTAAGAAACGATTTATTAAACCTTTGCTCAAAGTACCTACCTGTCCATTTCATTATATTTAAGAAGTCCTTTAACGCTCCCCTTCTTAAATGTGGTATAGATTCAGCGACTACTGAGATTTCTATGTTTGGGTTTTTAGTAGCCTTATCAATTAAAATAGGTAATATCCCAAAAGTCTTTCCTGCGGATGTTCCCCCTTGAATTATCTTAACTCTTTTCTTTAGTTTTATTATTTTATTAATTGCCGTTGTCCGTAGTAACATCGGGGAATAAAGGTTGTTCAATATTAGTTTGTTCTATTTGCTGCACAGGTGATCCATAACCCGAATCCATTAAAACCTTATAAGCGTTTACATCACCGTTCCTAGCTTTTTTAATTAAAGCTAAAGTCATTAGGTCTTCTTGGCTCATTGTTTCCAATTCAGACGTTAATGGGTTCTTTAGTTCTTGGTTTACTTCTAGCCACCTCCTTGCTATTGTGCTTCTATTCTTTCTGCCTTTGGGTCTACCGTTTGGGTTACCGCTTTGTCCTTTTTTAAAAGGTATTAAATCTTCTTTGCTCATTCTGTTTTTGTTCTGTTTCTAATATTTTAAAGTTTTTAATTCTTCTTGCTTATCATAGTAAGCCATTAACTCTCTATCGTTTGTGCTGCCTTCTCTTGGTTTTGTCATTCCTCCAAAAGAAATTTCTCCTTTTAACTTCCTATACTTACCATAAACAATGCCATCAAGACACGCCCAAATAATAACGCAATTACTTCTCTTCTCTTGCATCTTAATTAATTTCTTTACTGCAATAGGTAACGGATAAGACGTGTCCATGTACCTGCCTTTCCTTCCTTTTATTTCAGCAAAACAAATAAACTTACCATCAATAAAAAGTTTGTAATCTAAATCAAACCTTTTTAACTTTTCATAAGTACCCGAAAACAAACTAACGAATTTCTTTATCGCTTTTTCTTCTCTGTCTAAATCTTCGGGTCTTTCAAATATAGGCATAACTTTATTTTTAATTATCCAACCTCTGTGTTCTCAATGATAAAATCCTTTGTCCTTCTTATCATGTAGTTCTGATCCTTCTTTGTTTTAAAAGTTCTTGGAATTTGAACCCATATTTTAGTGGGATCATCTTCTGTGAATAAATTCCTTAACGATTTTTTTACTGCTTTAATTAACCTCATACTTATTTAATTTACGTTTTAAATTCTCCACCTTGTTTTCCAAGTAATGGATTTTGTCAAGAGTATCAAGATCAACAGGCTTAAAATTAAACTGCTTTTCTAATACATCAAGGTTTTTATTCTCATCCTTATAAACAGGATAATAATGGTGGCTATGCATTATTGTTGCATGAGTAATGTCCTTTGCATTTGCCTTAAAAAACAACGCAATACTAGTCCACCTTAAATTCATTCTTTCCCTCAATAAGTAAATCAAAAGTGAACGGTAATGAATCACCTCTTTCTTTCTACTATCTTCGAAAACATTTACTTTAGTTTTTTTTATAATTCTATCACTAATTTCCTGTGCCGTCATTTTAAATATCTTTTTACTTCTGTCCAAAATTCTATCTGATAAGTGTAAGGTAACCCCCACTTAAAGAGTTCATCTATCAGTATTAAACTAGCCTTCTTAGAGGCATCCTCATCAATGCCGCATTCGCTAATGTGTCTACTGATTAACTGCTGCGCTTTATCACTTGCGTTTTTTTCTCTTTCTGTCATCTTTTTTTTCTTTAATATCTTTTACTATTGCTTTGTATAAATTAAATATTTCGGGTTGAGTTTGCATAAACTCTAAATCCTTTTTATATCGTTCAATATAAAGAGTTGCATCCATTAATTCTTCTTGAAGATGATTTAGCCATTCTAAGCCACTCAAATCATCTCGGTCTAATGTTGCACCATACTTATCAATCCCTGCCTGTGAGCGTTCTTTAAACTTGCTTAAAACGCTTTCTACTATCTTATCTCTCATTTGGTTTGTGTAAGTCTATAAAGTTTCCAATTATTAAAATCAAAACACTTGCTATTATTATAAACAAAGTGCCTACTATTCTTTTAGCTTTCTTCATTTTCTATCTGTTTAATTAAACCATTTATTTCCTTTTCTAATTTTTTTAATCCTTTGGTTAATCCTACTATTTTTATTTGATCAATGTATGGATCAAGAATTAATTTTCTTGCTTCATCTCTTGTCTTTATTTTTTCGTTTAATTGCTCTTTTAAATTCATTCTGTTCTAAGTTTTAATAGGTTGTAGCACTCTATGTATTTCTCCCTTGCTTTGCTCTTATATCGTTCTTTAAAAAGAAGGTATAACATTTTAGTGAATTGGTATTTTGTGTCACAGTCCTTGTAATATTTTTCTGCAAACTTGACACCTCTTCCTTTGAAGTAGTTGACATTATCAGAACTATCCCCAACTATCATTTGAGTGTAAAAGTTTTTTAACGCATCATATTTAGACACGTCTAAAATTTCTTTTCGATTGTACTTATAAATCAATGCAGGGAATTGAAAGTAATCTTTATCAATGCTAACAATCATTACCTTTTCCCTTCCGTAGATATCGCTTAAGGATTTCCAATGTGCTGCAACTAAATCATCTGTTTCCATTCCACAACCTTGAATGCCTTTGTAAGTCTTTCTGACATGATCATGTATTTGAGGTAATAAAGGAGGTTTTTCTCCTGTTCTGTTGGCTTTGTATTTCTTAGTAATTAGCTTTCTAAAGTTTCCCCTGCTATCATTAAAAACTAAAACTTCTTCTACATTGTACAACTCCGACAGTTCATTTACAACCCTTTGAAAAGTCTCATCAAATTTTAAAATAACATCTTCAATATTTTCAAAAAACGATCCTTCTTCCTCTCTAGGTTTGTAGCAACTTGCGAACACTAAACTATCTGCGTCAACTAGTAAAATCATTCCTCTACTACTTGACAATTTTCTTGACAAGCATCACACCTTTCTGAGTGTTCTATAACTTTTGCACCGCAGCAGTTGCTTACTCCTTCTTCATAATTTAAAAATTCATTTGTATATTTCATTGTATTTGTTTCTAATGTGTAAATAATCAAACCAATACTCAAACCATCTATTGTATTCATCGTAATCATTAAATGATTTTTTGGCTTTAAGGTATTTATTATAAGCTGCTTTTACTTCCCATTCTTGAATATCTTTTTCTATAATCCATTCGTATGACATCATTCAATAGTTTAGTTGGATAACACTCTTTACATACAGTCCAATCGGGTAATGATTCTAAATCATTAGAAGATGCTGCATAGCCTTTGCACTCGGGGCATTCAATAACATACAATGCCCCATGAACTTTCTTCTTTTCCCTTATTAGTTTTGATCTACTCATATAATTGAAAACCAAACGTGATTTTTTTCTGACGTAGCATTCCATTGCTTAAGTAAAGCCTCTTGGATCAAATCCTCGGTAACTTCAAAATTCAACTTCTTTAAAACAAGAGATTTTAATTTCCTAAAATTTTGTCTCTTAATATCTATCCAACAGGTTCCGTTACTGCTAACCGAGAACTTAGTTGGAACTGAACAAAAAACATTATCAGATTCAGTAGAACCTACTTCCAAAAAAGTCTCATTTTTGTCCGACAATGTATCCATGTGGCTTTGTATAAATATATTTTTCATATCTGTTTTGTTTTTTCTTTTTTCTACAATTGCTTCTGCATCTTTTACAATTTCATCTAATCCTCCCATGAGGTTTCCGAATAAGTGGTCTAATGAATTTTCCATATCTGTTTGTTTAAAGGGGGTAGTTAACCCCCATTTAATTTATTTACTGTTTAATTTATTACTGTTATAAGCTAAAGATTTCTTAAACTCAGAAACTGTTGCTTTTCTAAACCCTACAAGGTCAATATCTTTTTTGTAACGTTTTTCGTAATTAATCCCATTATTAAAAGCTATGCAAATTAACATCTCTAAGTGATCTTCTGTTACTAAGACTTCGATAGCCTTTTCTTGTGTTATTGAATTTTCCATTTTTTTATCTGTTTTTGTTTTGATTAATAATATTGTAAATATAAAACAAAAATTTTATAAAACAACAGTTAATCAATTTTTATTTCAGAATATTTTTTATTTATGTCAGCAATCATATTGTTTATCTGAGCAGGGTTGCACTTACAAGGCATTTGTAAAGGATGATTAAAGTTCCTTGCGTGTATGTTACAGACTAATAAATACTCTTCGTGAGTAATCGTTGATCCTTTTACTTTCTTGAACTCAGTCCATTGCTTTATTTCTTCTTCATTCATCTTATTATATTGTTTAGTTTTTTTCTTCTATCATCACACCCACAATCCTTTCCTGTAATTTTAGTATATAACTCAACCAAGAACTTAATTCCCGTATACTTGGTGAAGTAATAAATCCAATCTCCTATTTTCATATCACTTTTTTTAATTTGTCTTTAACTTTTTTAAACGTATTGTAAAGCGAGTAGTAAGGTATCTTAGTCTTTCTTGATAAATCAGCTATACTACTTCCATCATCAATGATTTGGTAAACTTTTCTGTCATACCAAAATAACTGATCCACTTCTTTTTCTACATTTTCAAAAGCCTTATCGTAATCAATGTCATCTTCTTTGGTTCTTATCTCAACGTCTTCTATATTAACGATAACTACTTTGTTTTCTTTTCTTTTTAAATCCAAGAATAAAGTTCTTAAGGTTTTAAAGACATAGGAATAATTGAAATCGTTATCCTCATAACTAATGTCTAAGCCTTGATCTATTTTTAGTTGTAGCTTTATATACATTTCTTGAACTAAGTCCTCAGCGGTGTCTGCATTGCATCCAAACGATTGAACGATGTACTTCCAATCTTTATGCCTATCCGCTATTTTTATTAAAATCTTTAAGTGGGTCATATATGTCTCCTATTACTTCGGGCAGTCCAACCTCGTTAACTTTAAAGGAGAACTTTTCAAAAGGGTAACCCCTGCTTCTTTTACAAGATACGGTAACCCAATCTTTATGAACGTTGTTTAATTCTAACTCTATTTGAGTTTCTGTTTTCTTTTCTAAGAAACTACCCAAATGCCCTGTTGGTTTTGAAGTCCCTGCATTGCTATGAATTACCGTAATGATGTGACAATTAAACCTAGCAGTCCATTCCATTAATTTCTGAACGCAAAGGTTGCTTTGTTCTAAATCATTTACATCTGAAACTAGATCAGCAATCCCATCAATTATTAAAACTCCAACATTTTCAAAGTCAATTAAAGCCTGTTCTATTGCTATAATTCTATCCTTATAAGACAACTGCCTTAAAGCAAATGTATGATAATTATCGGAAACCCCCGACATATCTATAACTCTACGAAATCCAATGGAGGCATGAAAGTTTGCTTGTTCAGTATCAAAGTGCAATAATTTCTTACCTTCTCTATTCCCTCTGATCTCTCCGCTAAAGTGATTAGATGCCATATAAGCAGATGCTAAAAGGCTTACGAAGAAACTCTTTTTTGACTTAGGAGGTGCTTGTATGAAACTGAAATTACCATAAGTACCTATCGGAACTTTTAAAACCTTATTACCTGCTTTAGTGCTTAGTACTTTATTTCCGTAAGAAATAGCAACAGGTGGATATTCTACTTTTTCTCGAGGATCAATTTCGCATTCTTTTAATAGCTGCCTCGCTTTTTCGTTTGTCATGTGTGGTATATTAAGTAAAAAAAAAGGGGGAACTTAATCCCCCATTATCAGAAAGGTAAACTTGAATCTGATTCTTCAACAACTTCTTCCCTTTCAGCAAGAACGATTGTCCCATCAGTCCAAAATACAGAACCATTACCAATGTATTGTTTAGCCTTTTTGGCTTCCCTTTCCTCTTTACTCTGTGGAACGGTTGCTGCAATGTTATTCCCAAATCGGGATTCATCATTGATAGCTATTGTGATGTTGCAATATACGGCTCCATCCTTACCTTTAACAAAATTCTCCTTTGGAAGTTTGTCTACTCTTAAATTAATATTACCTAGTGTACTCATTTTTATTTGTTTAAATTTAACTCTAATTCAATATCGTGACTTACGATATATTTCTTTTTTACATCCTCAATACTAAAGCCTTTCTTCATAGCATCTACTACCTTTTTGTAATTAGGAGTATTTTTTACAAGCGTAGGCTTTTGGGTCTTGTCATGAATATTCAAAGCATCACTATCTTGAGTGTCATCAATTAAGAATAAATTCCCAAGACTGTACTTCTTTCCGTAAGAGGAGGCAGAACCAAATCTTTGAGGCATCTGCATTCCCTTCTGTTCAGAATCAACTCCTACAATAGCAGTAGCTTTTATCTTTTGAACACCATCATAAATAACCGCAGTAGATTGAATAATGTACTCGCTTAAATACTTCTCTTCTATCCAAACCGATACGTTCAGTTTTAATAAAAAAGGTTTTATGGCTTCAAGTATATCTTCAGCACTTCTAAAGTTATACTTACCAAAGGCATTGAACCTTGATTTTTTAGCTTTCAATTCTGTTTGAATTGTTGCTAGTTTGTGACTAAGTGGTATATCCATTTTTGTAATTTAAAATTTAACCTGTTCGGGATTTTCCCTAGATTGAAGTAGTGCCTGTAGCATCTCAATCTTATTTTCCAACTTGTGAATAATCAGTTGAAACTCTTGTATCTGCACCTTGTGCTGATATCTTAAATCTTCTATGCTTACGATTTGTTCCATCGTTTTTTTTGACAAATATAAACATTTTATTTTAAAATTAAAGTGAACTCTTTTTTTCTGCTTTAATCTGATATGCTTTTTTATCGTATCTCCTCTGCTTTGAGTAAATCCAATCATTTATATCGGATGAAAAAGCAAATGAAAATCTGTCCCTATTTGGTTCTGTTGACTTATCATAAAGGATGTTTAATCTAGTTGGCGTTTTTTGCTCCATATATTAAAGGGGGTTTTACCCCCCATTGAATTAGTATACTTTAATTATTTCATGTGGTTCAACTGAAAATCCTTCAGATGCATAACCTCCATCTATTCCTTTTGTATTGTATTTAATAATTGATTTATTAAATTTTGGTATATAAATGCTATATATTTTTCTAGTATATACATCATTTGTTCCTTCAATTTGAAACCTTATTCTTTGTCCTACTTTTAAATTTTCCATTTTGTTTTTGTTTGTTTGATTAATTATAAATCAAAGATATAAAATAAAAATTTAATAATACTATGATTAAACAAAAAAAGAGGAAAAAATTAATTTTCCCCTTCAAACAGATAAAAAAAAGGGTAGGAGTCTTGCGACTTTAGCTCTACCCCTTAGATAATATACCACATATTACTTATACACACCTCAAATATACGAATTATAATTCTTTTACCAAATCTTTGTAGACTTTAATCATATCCTCAAGTTCATTTGTGGAAAGTTTGATGAGGCTTTTTGCTTTTAATGATAATTCATTAGAAGTCCCTTCACCATATTTTTTATCTAGTCTTTTGCTGAAAGCGTATTGTTCTCCTTGATTGAAAATATTACACTTAGGACATTGAACTTGACAGTTTAATTTATCCCATCTTGTGGAGTAATATCTTCTGCTTTGGAAATGACCACATTGTAATTCTTTGTAATTTTTTTGAACCCCACAAGTGAAACACTCAGCTATATCATCAATAGCAAACCTTCTTCTAATATAAATAGAAAAGATTGTATCTAATTTTTTAACTGTTTTGCTTCTATTTGCTTTTTTCATATATTAAGCGAACCCCTTTAGGGGGTTCTTATAAACTTAATGCCCCCCTTACCCCCCATTGAAGGGAGATAAAATAATTTGCCCGATCCAAACACCTTCCATCTTTATTAGGTTGTGCAAGTTTAGTCTTTACGACAAAGCAAATATAAAACTTTTTTTTTACTTTACAACCTCTTGAACTTCTTCGATTGAAATCTTGCCTGTGACAAATGCATAAACCGCACCTGCTGCAACTAATAATCTTACCATCTGCTTTATGAATCTCGGTGCGAAAAACCTTCCTGCACCGCCTTCTTTGGCTTTTATGTTTTCAACTAACTCACCCCCAATAGGGACTATTGTTTCAACTAAATTTAAAAATATTTTTAACATAATTTCTATTTTTTATATACGTTCCTTTCTAAATCTTCAATTCTTTTGTCTGTTTGGCTTTCAAACTTTTCAAACTCTCTGATTAAAAAATCCAATTTCTGATTAACAACCCTAGTGTCATCTTGTGATACTATTGGTTTAGGGAGTGTTTTTGCAACCTCTATTTCTGTTTTAAGCATTGCGTAAGATAAAGTCAACGAGACAACCATACCTACTGCCATTATTAAGGTTTTAAAATCAACTTGAAAATCGGGTTTCTTATCTCCATCCACATCCACATTCAACTTCGTCATTTCTTCTTTTTAAAATTTGTGTAACATATTGCAATTGCTTGATCTTTCGTTGCTTCTTTCATCATCTCGGGAATACATCGCATCATAAAATCTTTTTGCTTCTCGTTTGGTTTAGGCTTTGGTATAGGCATTTTAATATACTTTTAAGAGATTATCTTTTGTAAATAGTATAATC